TGTACCGCTACTAATTTGTGTGTCAAGCGTAGCTTGTGTGTCAAGCGTAGCTTGTGTGTCAAGCGTAGCTTGTGTGTCAAGCGTAGCTTGTGTGTCAAGCGGGTGTTGTTACTGTTACATCGCCGTCTGAACTCAAGGGTCTCCATAAGCAGTAAAAGGTAACTACTCCACCCGTTACATCTGCATTGGTAATTTTTAGAAGAATATCCAGTCCACCATTTATAATGAAAGGACTTGGTAGTGCAACCGTTCCTACCTCTGGGGTTGCGTCAATGTAAACGTCACCTGCGTCTAAGTCCTCAACATCAGCTATTTGAGCTATTATCCCTGCGGTATTACCTGTAACTCCTACTTCAAAATCCGCTCCTGAACCTGCCATGTTAGTAGTACATACTCCAAATACTGTTACTAGAACATCTCCTGTAACGGTAAATAAAGTGTGGTTGCCCTGGTCGCCTGTTAGATTTTCAACAAACGTCCATTCAGACGAAAGCCTCATAGCCTCGTTAGATGATATGGAGCGAGAGTTTGCGTCTAAGTCTGTAATTGCTGAAGTAAATACACTCATAGTTTTGTGTTAATTATCTTAATTATACCATAGAAGGGGTATAAGCCCCCTCTAGCTGTAATCAATTACTCTTCCGTTTCCTCCATGCGTCCCCACTCCATTTCCCCCACACCATCACAGCGAGTGCAATCTACATCGGAAGTTTCATCTTCTCCTGGTAGAGTTGCCTTCACTGCTTTAGTGCCGTGACAACGAGGACATATTTTATAGATTTTTAATAAGTCTGCCATTTATTCTTTTGATTATGTAGCAGTGATAATCATTAAGCCCTGATTTGCTGTGTTTACGGTAGGACTGTTCGAGAACAATCTATCGTAATTGTTAGCAAGGTCAGTAGCTCCGCGCCAATTACAGTTAAGCATATTGATGTCTCCATTACCAGTGGTTGAGAGGTCAAAACCAATTGTCATGGTAGTTGAGCTTGCACCATCTGGGTTGTTGAAGAAACAGTTTTCTAGCTGTAAGAACCGCTCGTAACAGTTTCCAGTATCTGCTTTTATCCATAACACTCCAGCATTATCGTTGAAGGTTGGAAAATCACAGTTGATGAACTTGTTACGAGGACATGAGCCTGTAAGTTCAAGTGAAGCGTTAGCAGCACTTCTAGCTACAGTATCTAGTCCAATTGTACAGTTGATAAACTCGTTTTCTTCAGCACCTGTTAAGACGAGTGAGCGACCAGCTGTGTCATCTCCTGTGGTAGCGTTGCCGATACCCTGGAAGTGAACGTTAATCCATGTGTTGTAATCACCTGTTACATTTACTAAGACATTGATGTCTTCAAATACCGCAATTGAGATATTCGCAAAGATACAGTCTTTCTCTGAAACCGTAAAACAAGGTGAAACCACAGTAGAGGCAAACCCCATACCATTTCGTGAGTTAATTCTACGAGGCGCACCACTACCTACGAGGTGAGTTCTGCGCTTGTTCCAATTGATAGCAGAGGCTTCTGTAGTACGTCCTGTGCTAGATGAACCAGCAACGACAACTACATCATCATTATCTGCTGTGGCGGCTGAAAGACCTTCGGCTACCGTCTTAAATGCAGTACCTCTTGTCTTACCTGCTCCGCTTGCTGTAATGCCGGCGTCTACATACCAGACATTACCTACCGAAGCTAATCCTATCATTCCTGCTATATCTTCGGGGTATATTTTGTTCCCATATTTTAGCGTGGGAATGTTATCGCTTGCTCTTCCTGGCATAATTATTTATCTCCTTTCTCGTCGTACTCGGCGACTAAATAATAATCTGGGTGGGTAGGCTCTTTTCTTAGCCAATCTATTGCGTAACCCTTATAGAAGCCTTCTGCTTCTACTACTTCTTTTACTTTCTTTTTCATAGTATTTCCTTTTAAGAACTCTCTCCGATAGGGAGGGTTGCCCCTCCCCTCGGGTGAAGAGCGGTTTATAATCTAACGTCTATTAGTGGATGTTCTGCTGACGTACCTGCTACGCGTGCGTAACCTACCGAGGTCACTACAACTGGGTCGGTAACATCGCTCAATTCATCTACTCCACCACCTGTACCAGCTTCTAGCTCGGCACCGAGTGTTAGGGTAGCTTCTGCCAGACAAGATGTCTGACCATTCTTTACTAGCCAACCGAAGTAGCCAGCTGACAGTGGAACAATCGTTACACCTACTGGTTTGTCAGTTGAAGTAGCCGCTACAATAACACCGTTAAAGGCGTTATGTACCAGGTCTACAGTAGCGTCTGCACCGAAAGCCAGTTTGATGGGGTCTTTCAGTGTTACTACTAGCGTAGCTGCAGAATCAGCGGCTGGGTGGGATAAGACCTCATAGGTATATCCTTCGCCAGTGTCGTCTACCACATTCAGGAAACCACCAGCGTACTCATTCAGAGTAGCCGCTGTAGCTCCTAGCGTTACTGTTACTGTTTCATCACCGATAGCCGCAGTGTTTACTGCCATACCGTGATGATTGGTCTTATTGGCTGGTGCGCTCATTAAGTTCGCAACCAGAACATCAGACCCTCCTACTTTTACGTACCGTAATTCTCTTCCTTGACTGTCTAACATGACAGTTCCTACGTCAGCTAGGGGGACTGCGGAGTTTGTCCAAACGTCCTGTCCCGCAACTGTCGCCATTCCTCTTATTGAACTCATAATTTTGGTTTATTAGTGACTAAGAACCTGTAATACCAGTGGACACGAAGTGTCTACGTGGGTTCCAGGAGATTAATTCGCCGTGAATAATGAACTGTCCTGTCATGGCGTATTGGTCATTGATTTCATTGAACCCTCGGAACTGACATGCGGATAGTTGAGGAGCAGAGTTGTAGGTTGAATTATCAATGGTTGAGATTGACCTATTGACTGACTGCAATTTGGAGTCATTCACATAGTAGAAGTCCATTTCAGACTCATTCAATCCGTATAATCGACCTGTTGGACAAGCGTCATCAGCTACGATAGGTACACCTCTGTAGGCGATTACCTTGAAGCCTTGCTGTCCTTTGTTTGCTTCTGGGGATTGCATTTCACCAGTGGCGTACAAGCGCATAGGAGCGGTTGATACGTTAAAGGTGTTCTGCGTTGTTGGTGTGATTAACTCTTCGATATAACTGTAAACAGCTTTAGTCGTAACCATCAGGTTAGGTTCGGTGTTGTTACCGCCTGTACCTGTGGCGTTATCAAGCTGTCCGGCGATATGCGCCAGAGTTACATTGCCTACGGTTGCTGTGCGATTACCGTCTAAGGCGTTGACGTAAGTTGAACGGGTTTGTCCGCCATAAGTATCGGCGTTAGTACCGTCATCAACGATATTCTCCATACCGTTAAAGTCTTTGGAACTGTTGCCAGTACCATCTCCGTAAATCATTGTTGCTAGACGGTCTGCTAGACGCATCTTAGCTTGGTCCATCTGGTTAGTAACCAGTTGAATCTTTCCTTCTTCTGTCTTATTCAAGGCTTCTTCTTGTCCAAGAATAGTTACAGGTTGATACACCATCTTGCTTTTGAACTGCAAGCGAATAGTGTTGTCTTCCGCCGCAGTATCGAATCGTTCTGCGGCAGAAAATGAACCACCTTGTGTGGATTTCTGCCAAACTACTGATTTTTCCATGTAGCGTCCTCCGCTCCATGTCTTTGGACTACCGTTAAACAGCCTATATAACAAGACGTTTCCAGTAAATATGTTATCGGATACCGTTGGCAACAGTACCTGATTGACATAGCCCTTAATTCTCTCTGTTAATGCTGGTGATGTTGGGTCAGCCATAGTTAATACTTAAGAAATAAAAAATACCCGCATCCAAATGGATGTCGGGCATCGCTATTTCTTAATATACAGTCTTTATCTAAAAGCGCAACTACTTATTTTCCATACGTATTCAACCAGTAAGCCATAGCATCTTCAGAGCTGGCAAATATCTTTTGTTCTGGGTCATCATCTGCATTATTAGTGGGTGCGCCTGGTATTCTGGGCTTAACTTCCTTTCCTTTCTTCCAGAACTCATGGGCTAACTTCATTGATGTTATAACCCCATCTGGGTTCTCTTTGTTCCACTTGGTAGCCTTAGTGATGATTTCGGTAATGGTCTTGTCGTCTAGGTTTTCTGCTTTTTTAAGGTCAGTTACTTGGTTGTCCCATGCCTCATCAGCTTGCTTGGCTTCGGTTTGTTTGGCTTCTTCGTCTTGCTTTAGAGAGTCTTTAACCTCTTTAGCAATAGCTTCGGTATCAGCTTGAGGGACGTGTTCTTTTACTACATCAACTACTTTAGCCATTAAGTCATTGTAAGAAAAATTAGTATCTGTACCAAAACTTTCATCTACATACTTGGGAGCTTCGGTTGGTTTTACCTCTTTGGGTTTAAGCTCCTCTTTAACCTCTGTAATCCTTTCATCCATCTTGGTATTCAAAAGCTCCTCTTGTTCAGAGAGTTTCTCGCTAATCATATCGTCCACTTGTTCTTTTGTGAATTGCTCCTCTACGGGAGGCTCATCGGTCATACTTGTATCTTAGTACCTTTTAGCTCTACGTGCAAGGGCGGATACCATAGCCTTTTTGCCAGGCTTCTTAGTAGCACGTTTAGTAGCACGTTTTGTTGCTTTTAATTGTGGTCTTCCGTATGCCATTACTTTCCCATTAGGTTACCAATGCCGTTCTTAATGGCTCCTCCTGCCTTCTGCATCATGTTTTGTGGCTCACCTTGTGGCTCACCTTGTGGCTCACCTTGAGGTTGTGCTTCCGCCACTTGTCCTTTAGCTGTTTCTGTTACTTGTCCGATATACTCTTGGGCTTGCTGTTGTAGCTCTGGGGATAACTCTTGGAACTCATCACTTTGTAAGAACTTAACCATGACGTTTACATAGCCTTCGCTTATCTTATCTGGCATTTCAGGTGCTTCCCCTGCCTTTAGACGCTCTACGTCTTCTTCAGCTTCCTCTATGTCTATTTCGCCTATATATAGCTGGTCTGGGGCTACTTCATGTAAGAACAGCTTACGTGCCATCTCACGGGGGTTGGGGAAGCCTAACCGTTCAAAGAAGGTAATGTTATCAATCTTATTAGCTTTGCCTAAGTCTAAGGCTTCTTCTCGTTGTGATAATTTATCAGTAGGTAATGTAGTTCCACCTTTAACAGTGATACCAGATTGGGGGATAGATGATGCAGTCATACCGATAAACGTTCTTCTACCATCGCTACCCATTACAGCTTCGTAGTGTTCTTCGGTGTAGTTCAATTTCATTAGATGGGCGGCGTACTTATAGGCGTATTCATCCATACGTTCAATACCAGCGATTAGGTCACTGGAACGCTGAAAGTCACCTTCCTTGAGTAACTGAATAGTAGTAGGTTGGTCTGTTCCTTGACGTTCACCTCTAGTGGGGCCATGAACACCGACTATGTTGTCACCTTCGCTTCTAGCGTCTAACTTGTCCTCTATTACCCAGTTGGGTACTTCAGGCGGTACTAGGTTGGTGGCGGCTTGTCTAACGTCACCATTAACCAATATGTGAGAGCCAGGGTCATTGGTGAAGCGTGCAGCGTCTTCCTTGTTTACCATTCTCTTATTGAATATCTTGGAGCCTCTTACCTCTTCGGCGTTATCCTTAATCTGTTGTCCTCTCTGATTGAGTATGTCCTGTAGGGGTAAGAACTGTTCTATGGGGGTGGTATCGTCTATGAAGTGCTTACCTAAGTTATTCATGGTCAAGAAGGCATACGGCTTGTTAGGCATATCTAGCATGTTCTTATAAGTTGTCAATCCGTCATTGCCTACCTCTCCTTCTTCATCCCAGTCTCTGTCCTTGGTCTTGTGGATAACTTCATTTAGTTGGTCGGAGAAGAACACCACACCCTCTCTAGGTGCGCCTTCTTCATTTAGATATGTAAAGTGCGACTCGAACAATGTAAGTAGTTTGTTTTTCCCTACTTTGCCCTCTAGTAAGGCTTTCTTGGAGGGGAATTGGTCAATCCATTCATCTGTAGTCTTGCGTACTATCTCTGTAACGATAGATGGGTTGGAGAAGGGGACAGCGTAACGGTCAATTATGATGTTGTTAGGTCTTACGAATTGGATGTTGACGTTACCCATAGGCAGACCTGTACGGCGTGAGATTGGTCCCATGTTGTCATCCCAGAATATCTTCTTGATACCAATGAACTGTAGTAATAGGTTACGGGTAACTACTCTGTTGACGTTTAACCAGCCGTGATTGTCCGCATACGCCAACAAGTATTCGCCAAACGAGGTAGCTAGGTCTTTATCACCTTTAGCCTTGCTGAATGACGTTACTACAGGCTCTGCTAGTTGGGAGTTAGCCACTTGGGTTATATGTTCAACGTGCATATATACCCTATTATCTATGTAGGCAGGGTGTTGATAGTCATACAAGTCACGGATACGGTGTTCCCCCCTCCAATACTCTTCCAGTAGTTTACGCCGTTCTTTTAGCTTCTGGTCTGTCTCCCAGAATGAACGTGAGTCTGATATACGCTTACTCAATGCGCTAATAAGCTCGTCATCCTCCATACCTAAGTCAAACGGCTCTAGGTGTTCCGTACCTATCTCAAGGTCTTCTGATAGATTAACGTATGCCATAAGTTGATACAGTAGCTCTTACTAAGATTATACATTCATGTTACGTTGTTAGCAATGCTTCCTTCATACGACAACATAGAAACACCGCTAAACCGTGATGAAAAGAACGATATTAAAAGAGAAAGACGTGTCATAAGTGTTTGGCTTGGTGGTGATGTAAATACCAAACGCCTAATACGTTGTATCTACTGTAGTAGGGTGCTTAGTGAAGTTATAAGCGATGTTATACAAGTCACTGTAGGGGACTCACAACAAGAGTTAGGCGCACGTGCAGTCATCATTCAGTGCCATGACTGTATGACTAAGTACGCTCTTATGGACTGAACATGGAGTGTTCATGGACTAAAGGGATTACGCTTAGTGAACGCCTGTTCAGGGTCATACATACCTTCGTCCTTCTCTGACATCTTCTCTATAAAGCTTACCTGTGGCCACCTAACTATGCCCCCCTTCTCTCTTGTAAACGATATTAGAAAGTAGGCTAACGCTCTCAAGCCATCATAGTGATGTCCATACCGTCTATGGTCGTCCCACTTGGGTAGGGTCTCCCCTACCGTGGTCTCTGTCCACATGAGTGTTTCTATCTCCTGTATCAACCAGTCGAGCTTAGGGTCTATGTAGATACCTGATACGCCTTCCTCTAGCCTACCGTACTGTTCCATAGTCCTTGCTAGTTCTTCATCCCAACTCCTAGACTCCCCCTTTAGCTTCTCTACGCCTTTGACGTTGATGTCTAGGTCATTCAAGTCCTGTTCCAGTCGGGGGTCATCACAGTCTATCCATCCCTCCTCTACCACTGCGCCGTGCTTGTCGAGTATCAAGTCACGCATTATCTTAATGTCGTCCTTACTTAGCTTAGGCTTCCTGAAGCCATCCTTGACGTAGATACCTCCACCGCTACCCACTCCAATCAGTAGATACGCTAGAGGGTCTTGAAAGCCTCCGTCTATGGTTTCGTACCATTCAACCAGCTCTCCTGCTTCCTGGACGTGTATATCCCTGTCCCACCAACTACAGACTAAGCCAGCTACCTTCCTGAAGTCAGCCATGTACTCCTGCGCGAAAGCGTCAGCTGATAGCTCTTGCTTTGCTTTGTCTATCTCTTCATTAGGCAAGTGCGGGTTGTCGTAGCTAGTGAAGTGGAAGCTCTTATAGTCCTTATCCTTAGCTTCTTTGTTGTATAAGTCGTAAAAGTGATTAAAGCCCTTAGGTGTTGAGATGAATATGGCTTGTCCCTGTGAGTCTGTGAGTGTGGGTCTTAGCACTTCATTCCAGTTGTATTCCCAGTTCTTCATAGACGCTATTTCGTCTACTACTAACAAATCAAAAGCTTGTCCTCTTAGGGTCTCAATGCTCTCCCAGCCCTTTAGAAGTATTTGGCTAGTTCCTTTGTCTTGGGTCTTAATAGTAACCTCTAGCCTTGAGTCGTTTATCTTCTTAGCGTGTGGTCTGACTATGTTTAACAGCTGTGTCCATGCTATGTCTCTCGACTGCTGATAGGTTGTTGATATGTAAGCTACTTTCCTGCTCTTCTTGGCTACAGCGCAGGCTACAAGCTCTAAGACTGCTAGTGTTGTCTTACCTACTCTGCGACCACAACAAGCTACTCTGAATCTGTGGCTGTCATTTACTATTCGCTTCTGTGCTGGTGTCAGTTCTTTTAACTCCATACTTGTTCATCACTTCAGTTGGTAGATATAAAGGCTCTCCATCTGGTCCTGATACTTCGTTAAGTCTTGGGAGTATTTGTCCTGTTAGCTTCAGTACTACAGCTTTGCGGAACTTCTGGTCTTTCATCTCCTTGTCTTCCAGTATCTCTTTAATCTCTTGTAA